CTTTTTCTTACGGATTGGCGAAAATCCATAACCTCTGGAGGGGGTTAATACTATGTCACAGAGAGGGCGACCGCCCAAGACAATCGAAGAGCACAAGGCCGCCGGCACCTACCGCAAAGACCGGCACAAGGAGCCGCCGCCAGCTCCGGCCGCGCCGGATCTCTCGCCTCCGCCTGGGCTCCCCGCGGAGCTCGCGCCGGTCTGGCGTACCGTCCTCGAAGACCTGGCCGCCGTCGGCACGGTGACCAAGATCGATCTTGAGATGCTCTCCACGGTCTTCCGGCACAAAGCCAACGCGCAGCGACTGCAGGCGCTCCTCGAGGCCGCGCTGGACTCCGAGGAGCCGAGCACCACCGACATCTCCAAGCTGCAGAGCGCGCTCGCGTCGGCGACCGGCACCTACCTCCGACAGCTCGGTATCGTGACGACCGCGGTACAAAGGCGGCCCAAGCCGGCGGTCGATGACGACTGGCTCGCCGCCACGACGAGAGCATGAAGCGATACTATCAGTACGTCGACGACGTCGAGAGTGGGCGCGTCGTCGCGTGCGATGCGACCAAGCGCGCCGTTGAACGGTTCCGAGCTGACCTGGCCGCAGCCAAGAAGCGCGGCGGCCGTTGGCGCTTTGACGAAGACCGTGCTGATAAGATCATCACCTTCATCGAGCACCTGGTGCAGTTCGAGGAGCCCTTCGCCGGGCAGCCGATCCACCTCGAGCCTTGGGAGTGCTTCTTCCTCGGCCAGCTCTACGGCTGGCGCGATAAAGCCACCGGGCGCCGCCGGTTCAAGAAGGCCATGCTTTTCATGGGCCGGAAGCAAGGGAAGACCATCCTCGCGTCGAGCCTGGCGCTCTACGAGATCCTTTCGAAGCCAGGCATCGAGGCCTACAGTCTGGCCACCAAGCAGATCATCGCGAACAAGAGCTTCAAGAACCTGGCTATGTTCATAAAGGCTAACCCGCGCATCGCGCAGATGCTGCAGATCTACAAGAGCCCCCACACGGTGGTGAACCCGCACAACGCCAGTACCTTCACGCCGCTCTCGCGTGACTCTGACCTGGACGGCCTCAATCCGGCATACTGCATCATCGACGAACTTGCGGCCCAGGCCGACGGCGTCGCCTATAATGCGCTTACATCCGGCATGGGCACGCGCTCCGAGCCCCTTGTGGTCATCATCTCCACGGCGTCCGCGACGCTCAACAATCCGCTCATCGAGGAGTACAACTACGCCAAAAAAATCCTTGACGGAACGATCCAGGATGAGAGCTTTCTCGTCTCGATCTATGAGTATGACAAGGATGACCGATGGGACGACCTCTCGGTGATGCAGAAGGCTGCGCCGAACTTGGGTGTCTCTGTGCAGCTGGACTACTACGCCGACGAGCTTAAGAAGGCTAAGGTCATCCCACTCAAGGCCCTTGAGTACAAGACTAAATACTGTAACCTCTGGCAGAGCTCCAACGATACATGGATCCCTGACGCGCTTTGGGCGCGGTGCCGGCGCGCCGCCGAGCGTCACGCCAAGGCCGTGACGCCAGAAGCTCTTGCCGCGGCGCCCTGCTTTATTGCGATCGACGCTTCGACAATATGGGACTGGACCGCAATGTCGCGGTACTACTACCTGGCCGAGATCGACAAGTTTGTGGCCAAACACCGATTCTACATACCCGGAGACAAGGTGGAGGAAAAGCGGAACATCGAGACGCCGAGCTTGGACGAATGGATCAGGCTCGGCCTCGTAACCGCGACGCCAGGCGAGAAGATCGACCAAGCCTTCCTCTACCGCGATCTTGAGGAGGATATGGCGCAGAATAAGGTCGTCGCCGTCGTCTACGACCCGGCCCGCTTGCAGGAGTTTGAGAAAGAATTCAGTGATCGATACCCGATTGCGCCCTTCCGGCAGAATGTTGCGAACATGAGCCCGGCTGCTAAGATGTGGGAGGAGAGCATCGTGGGCGGGCAGATCATCGACGACAGCCCCGTGATGCGCTGGATGGTCTCGTGCGCGATCAACAAACAATACGCGGATTCGGGGAGATACCAGATTACCAAGCACGGGAGCGGGAAATACGGGAAGCGCATCGACGGCGTGATCTCGTCGATCATGGCGCACGCCGCGCTCAAGAGCCACGTCATAGAGTTAAAGAAACCTAAGCCAAAGATATTTGATCTATCAAGGATTAACTACTAGGGCTTGCGTAGTTAAATTCTTTGCGCTACAATGCATGGTGTAGCGCATCCAGCCCTCATGTCGGGAGACAGCATGGGACTTTTCGCGCGGATATTCCGCCGCTCCAAGCCGGCGCCGTTTAACGGCGCTACCATTCCCGCCTCATCCGGCTTTGATTTCAACGCTCTTAAGAAAAACACCACTGTTACCGCTTGCACCAATATCATTTCGAGCGCCATTTCTATCCTGCCGCTCAACCTCTACCGTAAGGACCCTAAGACCGGCGCCCGGCAGAAGGCCGGCTGGCATCCACTCTATAAAATGACCAAGTACGAGCCGAACCCGTCCGAGTCCCCGACGGTCTGGATCAACAAAGGTCTACAGCATATTCTCTACTACGGCAACGCCTACCTCTTTCACGAGCGTGGAGAGAGCGCGGCCCAGAGTTACTGGCTAAACCCTCGCGCCGTCGAGCGCCGCGGCTTCGGGAATAAGGTCAAGTTCTACTACAATGGCCACGAGTACGGCCCCGATCAGATCCTCCATATCCCCAGCCTCGTGACCGATGACATGGGATCTGGCTACGCGCCTGTCGATATGGCGCGCGCTGCGGTGATCTTGGGTATCCAGCTTGACGAGTATAGCCTCTCGTCATTCGGCAACGGCCTCAACACCAAGCTCCTGATCGACATCTCCGAGATGACCAAGGACGCGGCGAACGAAGAGGACGCGACCAAGATTGCGAACGTCGTCGCCGACTATGTCCGCCGGCACTATGTCGGCCCGGAGAACGCGGGAAAGCCACTCATCGCCGTAAAGGGCATGAAGGTCGAGGAGCTTAAGAATCAGAGCTCGAACCGAGAGGCGGAACTCCTCGAAAGCCGAAAATGGCAAGAACTCGAAATCTGCAAGGTCTTCGGCGTGCCGCCATTCCTCGTGAACGGAAGCTATGAGGTGAAGTACGGCGGCCTCGAGCAGGCCATGACCGTGTTTACGAATTTCACACTAGCCCCGTATCTCCGCCATATCGAGCAGCGCCTCAACACGCTCCTCGAGGCTTCAGAGCGCCCCTACTACTATTTCGAGTTTGACCTGCATGTTCTACTCCGCCCGGATGAGAAGACCAGGGCCGAGTTCTACTCTAAGCTATTCCAGCTCGGCGCGATCGATGCGAACGGCATTTGCGCTCGCGAGAACATCGAACCGCCGGTCGAGGGCGGGACAGCCCGCTTCGTCCCCGCTAACCTCATGCCGCTGACCGAGGACAACCTCAACGCCTATATGGCCTCGTCCAAGGTCAAGATCCAGGACCCCGCGCGCGCCGCCGGCGACGACAAGCGGGCCCGCGCCGCAGACCCCGAGAGGAGGGCCGCCGTGACCGAAGTACGCAAATTTGATGTGATGAGCAAGGTCGAGACCCGCAAGGACCCCGAGGGGAAGATGATCCTCCGCGGGGTAATCCCATACAACTCGCGCAGCGAGGAGATGTGGGGCTTTGTTGAGGAGATAGCGCCAACGGCCTTCCGGAAGACCATAGCCGACCGCTCCAACGTCTACCTCTTCTGGGCTCACGACGAGAGCAAGGTGCTCGCGGCAACGGGGTCGAAGACCCTAACCCTCCGCGATACGTCGATCGGCCTTGAGTGGGAAGCCGAGCTCCGCGACGGCTCCGCCGACTACTACCAGGCGGTAGAGCGCGGCGACGTTGAGGGCGTCTCATTCGGGTTCATTGTCCGGAAAGAGGACTGGGACTGGGACCAGGAACCCGCGCTGCGGACTCTCCGCGAGGTCCAGCTCCTTGAGATCTCGGCCGGCGTGGCCTTCCCTGCGTACGCCGGTGCCCAGTCCGAAGCGGCCCGCCGGTCGCTTGAGAAAGAACTGCCGCGCATCCAAGAGATGCGCAGTAAATACCAAGCGGACAATCCGCCCGCGGAATCACTCGAAAGCACTCCCGAGCAGCCCCCGGCACTCGAGAGCAGCAGGCGAGCAGACTTCGAGGAGGCCAGGAAGGCCGCGATCATGCAAGCGTCGCTTGCTGGAATTCAACTCCCTTAACAGGAGGGCACCATGGGTGTCAAAGAATTGAAGGCCAAGATCGAGGAAGCCGGCAAGAACCTCGCCGCCGCCATCGAGGCCCAGAACGTCGAAGACGTTCGCTCCATCACCGCTCGGATCGCCGAGCTCCGCGAGATGATCGACGCCGAGGTGTCGGCCCGCGAGGCCCGCGCCCTGGCCGACAAGATCCCGCTGCCGCCCGAGGCGCGCCCCGAGGCCCGCGGCTGGGCCGGCGTGGCCGAGCAGCTCAAGGCCTTGGTCAAAGAGGACCGCTCCAAGGGCGCGCTCACCCTCGGCGAGGCAGAGATCCGCGCAGTCACCTCTAACGGCGCCGGTATCAACACCGAGGGCGGCGTCGTGAAGGCGCTCGTCGACGGCGGCAAGCTCCGCTCCAAGGTGTCGGTCTTCACCGGCGCTAACTCGCAGACCGTCGTCCCCGTCTTCTCGCCCCACCTCGCCTTGCCGGCCGGCCAGGCCGAGGGCGGCACCGGTATCGGCGCGGACGGGACCGGCGTCTTCGCCGGGAAGTCCCTCACCCTCAAGCCCTGGTACAGCATCCTGCAGGTCTCCATAGGCGCGCTCAACGCCTCAGAGCTCGGCGGCTACCTCCCCGGCATCTTCGCCGAGGCCTTCGCCGGCGCCATCGACAAGGCCATCCTCGTCGGTACCGGCGGCGGCAACGACGCCCTAGGCGTGTTCGTCGCCAACGCCGGCGGCGTGCCCACCGGATCCGATAAGAACGTCGCCGCGTCTGGCGCGCCCAAGTGGGTCGACGTCATCGGCCTGGCCAGCGACATCATCGGCATGGGCGGCGACATCTCCAAGGCCGCCATCACCCTGCACCCGTCCTTCGTTGGCACCCTCCTGGCGGAGAACACCGCGAGCGCCGAGGCGCTCAAGATGGAGCTCCTGACCAAGGGTTCCGTCCGCGGCATCCAGGTCGTGGAGTCGAGCTACTGCCCGACCACCCTGACCGCGGGTAGCTACGTCGGCGTCGGCGGCTACTTCAACCACTACGCCCTGGCCGTGGCGCGCGAGCTGACTATCGACCAGATCAAGGTGGTGGGCTCCGACAACGTCACCTTCCAGGCGTTCATGTACCTGCAGGGCAACCCCCTGATCGGGTCGAGCTTCAGGCGCCTCAAGACCGTGTAGTTCTTGGGGGCGGCGGGGGTCGTGCCTCCTTCTCCTGCCGCCCCCTCTTTTCTAGGAGGCCGGAGGCGATTATGGCGAGAAAGAGCCAGGCGGCGGCCCAGGCCGACGCGAGCGCTGGCGGCGACGACACGCCGACCAGGGTGAAGTTCGTGAGGATGTGGTGCTCTGTGCACGGCGTCTTCATCGTAGGGCAGAAGGCCGAGCTCCCCGCGGAGATCGCGGAGTCTTTGGCGGACGAAGGAATCGTCGAACTAGAGGAGTAGGCCGTGGGAATCGTAGCCCTTGCGACCTTCAAAAAGTACGCGAAGAAACTCGAAGACGACCCGGCCGGCGAGGCCCTGTATCAGATTTATCTGGACGCTGCCGAGGCTGTCGTAGAGAAGTACTTGGGCTATAGCCCGGTCTTGCAGGACTACGATGAAACCATTTACGGCACCGGCCGCGACACGATTCAGCTCCGCGCCAAGCCCGTCGTCGAGCTCGCGGCCGTAACCGTCGACGGCAACCCCCGCGACGTGGACGACTTCCGCATAGACGGCGAGCTACTCATCGACAAGACCGGTGCCACCTTCCCCCGCGGCGCCGCCGTGCGTATCGAATACACGGCAGGTTGGGCCGAGGTCCCCGCGGACATCCAGCTCTGCATCCTGCAGATCGCCAGCCTCAAGGGCATGGAGGCCGGCGAGAATATCGGCGTCACCGCGACGAGCTTCGACGGCGGCAACTCCCGGACGTTCATCAACTACACCGATTTCCGGAAGTGGCTCAAGGAGCTCTCGAGCTATCGGGTGGTGCGCCTATGATCCACGTGTCCGTAAAAGCCGAGGTCCAGGAGGTCGTGAAGGGCCTCGAAGAGCTGGGCCTTGAGCTTCACGGGATCGGCCGCAAGATCCTGCGCGCGCTAGCCACGCTCACCAAGAAGCGCGTAAAGAAGCGCATGGGCGCGTACGTGAAGGACCGAACCGGCATGTTGCGCGCCAACGTCTACGGCAGGGCCAGGAGCGCGACCCACGCGGTCGTCGCGGCCGGCTATCCACGCGTATCGGAAACCCTTGAGCGTGGCGGCACGATCGTACCGCGCAAGGGTAAGTTCCTAACTTTCAGGACGGACTCCGGCTGGAAGCGCATGCGCTCGGTTACGATCCCGCCTAAGCGCTTCTTCTCGCAGTCGGCCGCCGGGTTTGAGTCGGATCCGGAGTACCAGAGCACGATCGACAAGGTCGTGGGGAAAGCGATCCAGAAAGCGTTGAAGACGTCATGACCATCGACGAGCTGCAGGAGTACATCGTCGCGCAGAGCGGGCCTTTCATCGCGGCCCATTCTACGCCAGAGGTGCCACTCGCGGCGCTCACGGCCGGCCAGGTCATTACGCAATTCGCTCAGCCGGCCGCGAAGGCTACTGTCCTCCTAGACCCGCAGGAGCCGACGAGCGAGTGGCTCACGATGAGCTCTAAGGTGGTCAAGCAGCCGGTGGACGTTTACGTCTTCACCCAAGGAGCGGCGGAGATCGTGCTCCGGGCCCAGGCCCGCGAGTACCGGGCCGCGCTTCGCGCGTGCCTGGCCCAGCATGATGAATTCTCCGACGTCCATACTAGCGACGAATACGATGGCGTTGAGGGGAAGCCTGACATTAAGGCGGCCAAGATGACCGTTACCTTCGAGTACGAGGAGGAGCTATGAAAGCGCGCACCGTGCGCATACGCATGCTCGGCAATCATAGGACGTACGTGGTGGGCGAGTCCTACGACGTACCCGAAGACGAGGCTAACCGGCTCGCCGGCCTCGGCATCGCCACGATCGAATCGGCCGCGGCCGCGCCCGCGGAGGAGAGGGAGGAATAGATGGCCTTCAGCACCGGCTCCGGCGCGCGTGTCGCGATCGGCAAGGAAAGCACGTGGGGGACCCCCGTGCCCGACACGATGCTCATGCACTTTACCTCGGAGGGCCTAGCCCCCGAGATCAATAAGATCGAGGAGGAGAGTCTCCTCGCAGCCAAGGCCGCCGCAGCCTACGACCTCATGGGGATCAAAGTATCCGGCGACATCAGCGGGATTGTGAAGCCCGAGATGGCCGGTTTCCTCATGAAGGCGGCCCTTGGTGGCACGGATACCGTGACCCCCAACGAGGGCGGCGTCACCGGCCAGGCGAAGCACGAGATCTCGCTGCAGGGCGCGGCCTCACCCCTGCCCAGCTATACGATCATGGTTGACCGGAAGGTGGCGATCAAGCGCTACTCCGGCTGCCGCGTCGAGAGTCTCAAGCTCTCTGCTAAGGCAGGAGACTACGTCCGCTTTACCTTGGCGGTAAAGGGCAAGGATGAGAGCACCGGGACCATTGTCACCACCACGCCCCCCTCCAAGAAAGCCTACAAGTTCGTCGGCGCGACCCTGACCGTTGGCGGCGAGTCTTTCGAAGCTACGGGCATCGATCTGGATATAGCCAACCAGCTCGAGGAGGGCCCTCAGACCAATGTCACGGGCATCTACCACTCCGAGCCTATGCACGGCAAGCGCAAGGTGTCCGTCGCCATAGAGAAGCCGTACGATGCCAACGCCGAGGCTATGCGCGATGCAAACCTGCTCACCGACGCGGTGATAAGCTCGATCGTGCTGCACCTCGAAAGCCCCGCCATCATCGCGGCGACCTCGAAGTACCGCATGGACATCACTCTGCGGAATGTCGCCGTCCTTGACGCCAAGACCAACGTCGGTGGCCCCGGCATCCTGACGACGAGCATCACGGGCGAAGCGACCGCCGTCGGCGCGGACGAGCCGATAACGGCCGTTATCTACGACAACCAGGCTACGGCCTACTAATAGCAATCGCGAAGGGGGCAAGGGAATGGTAGTAGACAAGAAGCGGTACCTGGTAAGCGCGCGCATCCTCTGCGGGGAGTTCTTCGATCTCCCCGCTGGGGACGCCTTTATCACGATGAGGGAACCGGACACGAAAACCACGTTTCACCTCGAGCAGGTTTTCAAGAGCGGCGATACGCAGCGCATCGTGAAGGAATTTGTGGAGGCTATGCCCGACCTCATCGTCGACCACAATTTTGAAAGCGAACCAGGGAAGGGCCTCACGGCAGCGGAGGTAGCGGCTCTCGTCGCCGACAAAATCGACCTCTTCTTGGCCGTAGTGGATCAGTACAAGGATAAGGTGCTTTTTACCCTGGGGAAGAAGAGCGGCGCGAACTAAGGACTATTGCCGCGGCGATATTCCGCGGCGAGATAGCCGACCCGGAGATATGGGAGGACTGCCGGGGCGAGCTCTGGGCGCCGTGGGTGCAGCTCTTCCTTCCCCTAATCAATAACCGGCACGGCTACTTCCAGCACTACCCCTGCGATGGGGGGCTCCTGGACCAGCCGTCCACGACAATGCGGATCCTGCAGGTCGCGCAAGGCGAGTACTTCGCGTATCTGGAAGAGGTAAACGCGATCAAGGTCTAGGCGGAGGGGAGCCATGTCGAGAGAAGCTAAAGTACTAATCACCTCCGAGAACAAATCCCGGGCCGGCATTAAATCCGCAACCGACGACGTCTTGGGATTTGGCGAAGCTACTAAGAAGGTCGGCGACACGATCCAGAACGCCTTCAAGGTGCTCACCATAGCGAAATTCGCGCAAGAGGTTGGCAAGTTCGCCTTCGACTCGGTAAAAGCCTTCGGCGAAGTTGAGCGCAAGATGACCCAGCTCAAGGTTGCCGTGGGCGGCAGCGACGAGAGCTTTGGGCGCCTCAACAGCCATATCCAGAAGCTGTCCAGCCTTACGCTCGCCTCCAAGGGAGAAGTCCAGGACCTTGTGGCTCGCCTGGCGGCCCTAGGTAAGAGCGACGCGGACATCGAGCGCATCTCAAGCGCAGCTGTCCACCTGGCCAATGTAACCGGCCAGGGCCTCAATGAGGCCATGAAGCAGGTGACCGCGACTTTCGCCGGGAGCACCGGAGAGCTGGGGAAACTCCTTCCAGAGCTCCGCGGGCTCACCAAGGAGCAGCTCGCCTCGGGCGACGCGGTCGACATACTCAATGCCAAGTTCGGCGGCCTCTCCGAGCAGATGGCTAAAGGCGTGAGCCAGTCGCTTAAGAACGTATCCGACAACTTCGGCGACCTCAAAGAAAATATCGGCCAAGGGCTCGTTGGCGTCTTTGAGCCTATGATCAGAGGTATCAACTCAATCATAGAAGGTTGGAATAAAGCCTTTGAGTCGTACTTCCGCTATAAGCGAGCGCAGGAAGAAGACCCAGAGCTTGCTCGCTTGCTTAAAGCCGAGATGGATAAGCAGAAAGCTCTTGATGCTTTTCTGCGCTCTAAAGGAAGCATCGCTGGTGATGCTTTAAGGGCTGGAGACCCTCAGCGAGAACAGCGATTGCGTGCCGAAGTCGAGGCCGCACGGAAAGAAGTTGCAGCGTACGAGGAGCAACGCAAAGCAGCAGAAGCCGCACGGCTCGGGCCAGCAACTCGCGGCGTCGATACCCCAGACCTATCGGCTGGTGCAGGTGTCAGGGGCGCCGCCGCAGGCGGATCGAAGGCTGGCTCTACTGCTGCATCATCCGGCAAATCGGTATGGGAGACCCCTGGCGGCCAACAGTTCCTGGCCGAAGCGGCCGAGGCGTTTTATGGCGTGGGAACCGCCTATTCCGACTACCTGGCCGGCAATCTCCCCTCCATAATGCCGGTCGGCACGCCGGACATTATGGGCGACATGAGCCCGTTAACGCTGCTTGCCGAGGCGATCAGTCCGGTGGTCGAACGGTTCGGGGGGCTGATCTCATCGCTAGGCACCGTCAAGTCTATCATGGACCCGATTGGTCTAGTTCTTGAGGGCTTCATGGAAGTCCTCGGCCCGCTCATTGACGAGGCCCTGGCGCCACTGGTTAGCGTGTTTAAGCTCCTAGGCCAGCTCCTAGCCAAGACCCTCATCCCGGTCATCAACATCCTGGCCCCGGTCATTAAGGGGATCGCCGATATGTTCGTATGGTTTGCCAATAAGGTCATCATCCCTGTGGGCAATTTCTTTATTGACATTTTGCGCGGGGTCATCCGCGCGCTGAACCGGATCCCGTTTGTGAGCATTAGGGAACCTGGCAGGCTAGAGAATATCAGTCTGGACACCACAACAGGCTCCGGCGGTGGAGCTGGCGGTGGGGCTAGCGGTGGCACTGGTGCCTCATACACCGGATCGAGGCCCATCACCTTCAACTTCTACAACCAGGGGAATGTGGTTGGATCTGGCGGGCTTGAAGAGCTGGCCATGATAATAGAGAGCCTAATACGACGTAACGAGAGGTACGCCTAGATGGCCGTATGGAGCTTCACGCTATCACCCGGCGGTGATATTACCAGCCTCGTCGACATCGGATCGATCAAGCGCCACCGCCGTCTGCACACCGAACTACGGCCGAACGTCAACCGCCTAGATTTCCGATGCAAGATGGACGCGACCACGCTGCAGGGCCTCATGGCCAACAACGTCGTCGAGCTTACTGTCACGCGAGATGCGGGGCCGTACTTCAAAGGCGTCCTCTCGCCGAACTACACGGCGCAGATTCGAGACGGCCAGCGATACCTCGCCATTATCGCCGAGGACTTCACGATCCAGAAACTCGGCCAGACCATCACGACGCCGCAGGCCTGGGCTGGATTCTCCGTCTGCAACCCTGCCGCGCCGGCGGCCTCCCTGGTCCACGCAATAGCTACCGCCGCCGGCGTCACGGTCGCGTCCGGGGCGCCTACGATCTCCGAGACTATCCCCTATGTTGTGGCCCTGCCCGATGACAAAGTAACCTGGGCTAAGCTCCTTGAGGACATTCTTTTCGATCATCAGCACGTCTACAACTTCAACGAGGCTGGCCAGCTTACACTCGCGCTGGCGGTTAACGCTGGGACGATTGTCCCGACGGCCACTCTAACCAGCGCGCCGGGGAGCGCTAACCTGCGCGGCGAGCTCACCATCACCAAGAGCCCGGAGAAGTACGACGACATCCGGGTAAACTACGACCTGGTCGAGCTAAAGACCGGGATTGTACTCTTCCAGGATACAACCGGCGGAAACGACCTCACGCCAGCAAGCATCCCTTTGGCCGCGGCCGGGGATGCTGGCGGCAGAGATTACTACCCGCTAACCTCAAAAATCGGCGAGGTATACTCCGCCTGGAACAACCCCGACGGCTATAACATCTGGGTGGCCACCTCGGCGGCACTTGATGCGACTTACCAAAGCGGCATAGTTATCTCGCGCGCGCTGACCAACTACTACCGCAAGGCTAGCTTCGCCTTCAGGAACACCGCAGGGGTTGAAAAGAAAATCACAAAGCTCCGGATCACCGGCAACGCCTACGTTGTAGCGTCGAAGAACACTGCCCGAGCGAGCCTCGCCGGCGCCAAGACTATTCTTGAGCACCAGTCGCGCTACATTTTCTCCGACGCGGCCGCGCAAGCCTTGGCGAACTCTCTCGCGCACTACTACCGATTCGCCGACATCAAGTACAGCGCTAAGAGCGCGGTCGCGCTCGCCGTCGGCGACTACGTGACCGTCGCGGACTCGGTCTACAGCGGGATCTCGACGCTCTGCCGCGTCGTCGGCGTGATCGATAGCCCCGCCACGCCCGGCGGAATATACGAGTACGAACTCGAGGGCGCCGCTGACTTCGAGGCGATCCCCATCGTTACAGAGGGCGAGTCAACTCCTGGATCTGGGGGTAGCTTCGAGAACTCCGCTTATGCGAACAATGAGCCCCCCACCAACAACGTCACCAACCTCGGCCTCTCTTCTGAGCAGAATCCATCGGGCATGATAGACGTAACAGTCTCATGGGATTACATCCAGGGCGACGTACCAGCTGATGGCTTCCTCGTGTTCTATAAGCGCGACGTTACGACCCCTGGTGATATAGACATTTTCCGCGATCCGTCCGTGTTCGTTCAGGCTGGTGACGCGAGCTCGTACCAAACAATTCTAACGCTTCCGGCTCGGCAGGCTGGCGCCGGTACGCTACCGATCCATTATCGTTTTGGCGTTGTTGCCTTTGGCACAAGACGGAGTGGTACCGTCGTTCACTTGGCAGGCGTTGTTGAAAACCCGGCATGGATCGACAAGACTTTCGCATCCAAGATTCAGGTCGATGGCAATAACTATTGGGACCAGGATACCGGAGAGCTGCGCGTCGGCAACGCGACCAATTACCTGAAAGTAACGCCAGCCGCCGGGACACTAGAAGTCACCGGGCTTGACCTTGAGCTTACCGAGAGCGAGCTCATAACAAACGCAAATAACGTCGAGCTATCGCACGAGGGGCACAGTCTCGTTTGGCGCAACAAAACCACGTCGGCAGAAATACAGCGCCTTTCGGGGAAGATTAAGAGATATACGAATAAACAACCGCCCGTCTGGACAGAGCGAACCATTTCCGGAACAAGCAGAAACTGGTACGATGTTGCTTGGTCCCCCGAACTTGGATTGTTTGTCATGACAGCTTATGGTGGAACTGTCTGCGCCACGAGCCCTGATGGGATTACCTGGACAGAGCGAACCATCTCCGG